GCAAATATTATAGGTCGGTGAGCAGTCAGCTTGAAGAAACCCTTGCAAACTATGGTGCTTTGAGCATTGCAAGACCTGATTTGATTGATATGCTGCGAAAAGATAAGCCCGAACTGGTCAAAGCCCTTGAAGAACTGGTTTCGGAAATGTTGAGAAAGGCAGGTGCATAGAATGATTGAAAAGCTTGAACGGATTTTTGAACTTCTTCCACAGGTGCAAGACCCTATGGTTCAGCAGTTCTTTGATACGGACAGTGAAAAACTTCTTGATGAAAAGATTGAAGTTCTTGAAGCCCTTGTCAGAGGAAAACCCCCTGACGAAATCCCAAAGTATTATGACATTCTTGAACTTATGCCAAAAGACCAACATTGGGATTTGTAAACCATATTGATTGAAGCATCCTGAAAACAGGGTGCTTTTTTCATACAATTTTTGACCTGGTGGAAGTCGAAAAAAGACACTAATCAGGGGATGCAACCCCCGACAACAAAGCGAAGATGAAAGGACGGTACACATTATGAAACGCAAATTTTTAGAGGACATGGGATTGACGAAGGAACAGGTTGATGAAATCCTGAATGAAAACAGTCAGGATATTGGCAAGGCAAAGGGTGACCTTGATGCAGTGCAGCAAAAGCTGACTACTGCGGAAGCGGAAAACACCACTTTGAAAGGTCAGGTTACTGACCGTGACACACAGCTTGAAACCTTGAAGAATTCCACAGGTGACATTGATGCCCTGAAACAGCAGATTGATACTTTACAGGCTGATAACACCGCAAAGGATAAAACACACGCTGCGGAATTGAAGCAGCTTAAAGTTGATGCTGCTGTCACTGCTGCACTTACCAGTGCAAAGGCGGTCAATGTCAAAGCAGTAAAAGCACTGCTTGACCTGGGTGATGTTGAAAAGATTGAACTTGTCGAAGATGGCACAGTGAAAGGTCTTGCAGACAAAATCAAGGCTTTGCAGACTGCGGAAGATTCTAAAATGCTTTTCACAGCAGAAGCGAAACCCAAAATGAAGGGTGCTGCACCTGGTGAAACTGGAAATGAAGAACCTGATGGGAACGTGGACACTTCCAAAATGTCCTATGAGGAACTTGCTGCTTACATGGAACAGAACCCTGATGCGGTAATCTAACACAAAGTTTTTAATTATGAAAGGATGAATTCAAAATGGCAAAATTCGATAGCAAGACATTCAATGATAAAGCTTTTGGAAAATATGTTGATATTGTTCCGAAGCTGAAAAAGAATGAACTTATTAAGTCCAAGGCACTGCAATCAAACAGTGCAATCAAACAAGCATTCAGCGGTCAGACTGGTGTTGTGTATGCAAGCATCCCTATGTATGGAAGAATCGGCGGTGCTTCGCTGAACTATGACGGTGAAACCGACATCACCGCTACAAGCACCACCACATATGAGCGTGGTGTAATCGTAATCGGTAGAGCAAAGGCATGGGTTGAAAATGACTTTTCCGAAGATGTGACAGGCGGTGCAGGTTTCATGTCCAATGTGGCAAGACAAGTTGCTGAATATTGGGATGAAATTGACCAGGACACTTTGCTTGCAATCCTGGAAGGTATCTTCTCCATGACTGGTGCTGCAAACTTGAAGTTTGTAAACGGTCATACCTATGACATCAGCGGAACAGCAGGTGCAACAAGTTTAGTAAGTGCTTCTACATTGAACACTGCTATTCAGAAGGCAAGTGGTGACAAGAAGTCCAAGTTTACAATTTCCATCATGCACAGTGCAATTGCAACTAACCTTGAAAACTTGAAGTTGCTTGCATACATGACATACACTGATGCAAACGGAATTGAAAGACAGCTTGAACTTGCAACCTGGAACGGTAGAGCAGTCATCATTGATGATGGTATGCCTGTTGAAGAAGTTGAAGCAAGTGAAGCAGTTGTTGCAGTACCTGGTATGAAAGCAAAGTACACAATGACTGTTACTGCAAAAGGTGTTGCTGATGATGCAATTGCACTTACAGCAGGTGGAAAGTCTGCAACATACATCTGCGGTATTGATTGGGCAGAACAGTCAAGTGTTACAAATGAATGTACTGAATTGCAGAAACTGATTGAAGCTGACTTCCCTGATTACACAGTAACAAAGACTACATCAACGGTTGTTTTAACACAGAAAGTTGCCAAAACAGAAGATGCTGCTGCAATTATAGTCAACAAGAAAGATTCTACGGGCACCCTTGATGTTGCAATTGCTGAAACCACAGAAGGTGTCACAGCAGTTGAAGCAAAAGCAGCAGAAGATGCACATGTCAAATACACCACTTATGTTCTTGGTAATGGTGCATTTGATTATGAAGATATTGGTGCAGAAGTTCCTTATGCCATGGTGAGGGATGAAAAGACCAATGGTGGTCAGACTTACCTTTACAGTAGACAAAGAAAGGTACTTGCACCTTATGGCATCAGCTTCGCAAAGGCAGCTATGGTCACCAATTCCCCAACTGATGTTGAATTGAAAACTGCTACTAACTGGGAACTGGTTCACGATAGTAATGGCAAGTATTTTGACCACAAAGCAATTCCGATTGCAAGAATTATTTCAAGAGGTTAATTGAAAGGATGGTGTAACCAATGGCTGATATAAGTGATAGACTGGAAGCTTTAATTCAGACAATCCAAAATGTATCAAGTCTTGGTGCATCCTTTGTTTATGATGTGGAAAAGCTGCTTGAATCATTCGGGTATGAATTCCAGGATGGTGATGACTGGCTTCTTGGCTTCTACATTCAAAGTGTAGAAAGCAGCATCAAAAATGACTGCAATACTTCAAGTATTCCTTGCGGATTGAAGAAGATTGCTGCTGAAATGATTGTTGGTAAGTTCCTATTTACCAAAAAAGGTGCAGGACAGTTACAGTGTATTGATTTGAATATGGATGCGGCGGTGAAGCAAATCCAGGAAGGTGACACAAATGTGACCTTTGCATTTGGTGATGGCAGCATGACACCTGAACAAAGACTGGATTTGCTTCTTGCTTATCTTATGGAACATGGGAAAGGTGAATTTGTGCATTACAGGCGGTTAAGATGGTAAACGCTGCAAGGCAAGCCATTGCAAGTTTGTACAAAGACACCTGCACCATAGTGGAATACAGGTCTTTCAAAAAGTCTAATAAATCCACTGGACAGAAGGAATTCACCGTTCTTTCAAATCAACCCTGTAAACTGTCATACACCATATTGAAAAGCAACACTGAAACTGCAAGTGCTGAAATGGTATCACAGGCAACAAAGCTTTTCATTGCACCTGAAATAATTGTGAAACCTGGTTCAAAGCTGATTGTTCAGCATCAGGGCAGAACCCTTGAATTCAAGGATAGCGGAAAGCCTGGGGTGTTCAGTACACATCAGGAAATAGTGCTTGAATTGTTTGATGGGTGGTCATAATGGCAAGCGGAAGGGTTAAGTTTTCCGCTTTGCGGAAGTTTCAAGACCAAATGCAAAAACTGTCGGATGACCAGGTGGAACAGTTCATCATTGCATGTGCCAAAGAACTTGCTGCACGGCTACTGGCAAAGGTTATCAAAAGAACCCCTGTTGGTGAATATCCGAAAAGCACGGGCAAGAAAGGTGGCACATTAAGGCGCGGATGGACAGCAGAAACCGAAGCAGAAGCAACGGCAGGTGGAAGAAGCAATGTACAGCAATATGCAGCTTCCTTGCCAATACACAGCTTTGGTGATGTGTTTGTGGTTGAAATCATAAACCCTGTAAATTACGCATCCTATGTTGAATTTGGTCACAGAACATCAAATCACAAGGGTTGGGTGGAAGGTCGCTTCATGCTGACCATTTCAGAACAGGAACTTGAAGCGGATGCACCGAGAGTAATTGAAAATAAACTAAAAAGATACCTGGGGGAATGTTTCAAATGATTAACAAAATCGTGGACGGAATAAGCGAAAAAATCAATGAAGCATTTGGTGATGGCAAAGAGATATACACAGAAATGAAGAATCAGGATTTGAAAGAACCTTGTTTTTTCATCATGTGTGTAAACCCCATCGACACACAGGTGTTGGGCAACAGATACTTCCGCAACAATTTATTCTGCATTCAGTATTTTCCTGAATCCAATGAACCAAAGGCAGAGTGTAACCAGGTGCTTGAAACGCTGTTTCTTGCCCTGGAATACATCACTGTTGAAAGGGGCCTGGTGCGTGGTACAAAAATGCACGGTGAAACAGTTGATAGTATTCTGAATTTCTTTGTGAACTATGACATGTTTGTTCACAAGGTCGAAGATTCAACCCTGATGGGTGAGTTGTCGCAACCAAATGTAAATGTAAATGTGAAAGGATGAATTGACTATGGCAAAAGAAATTGACAAAGTTGAAAACGCTGAAATAGTTGAACGGATTTTTGAAGTTAAGTTTTCAAAAACACAGTTTGTCAGTTCGGCACGATACAAGGACAGCATTGACCTTGTGAACACTGTGCTTGAAGATGGCAAGGAATATTCACTTGAAGAAGTGGATGAACTTATTGAAAAATATATGAAAGGCAAGGTGAACTAATATGGCATTAGGCGGTGGAACTTTTGTGACACAGAACAAGATTCTTCCTGGTTCTTACATCAATGTCATCAGTGCTGCAAGAGCAAGTGCAGAACTTTCTGACCGTGGCATTGTGGCAATCCCTATGGCATTGAAATGGGGCAAGGAGGGTGAAGTTATCCCTGTGTCGAAAGGCGATTTTCAGAAGGATTGCTTCAACCTTTTCGGCTATGATTATACGCATGATGAAATGAGGCCCCTGCGTGAAATCTTCATGAATGCGGTCAAGGTTTTTGTTTACAGACTTGGCACAGGCGTGAAGGCAACTTGCACTTTTGCTGATGCAAAGTGTGCCGGAACAAGAGGAAATGACATTGACATTGTAATTAATGTCAATGTTGATGATGCAACCAAATCAGATGTAAAGACCTTTGTTGATACAACCCTTGTGGACAGTCAGACGGTAACCACAAGCGAAAAGACAACGGCACTGAAAGACAATGATTGGGTTGTATGGAAAGACAATGTTGCAATTGCTGCAACGGCAGGAATACCCCTTACTGGTGGTGAAAATGCTACTGTAAGCGGTGCAAATCATTCAACTGCACTTGCTGCACTGGAATCTGTTGCTTTCAATGTGCTTGTATCTGATACTGATGATTTAACCACAAAGGGGATTTACTTCAATTACACAAAGCGGATGCGTGATGAACTGGGCATCAAGTTCCAGTGCGTTCTTCACAAGTATGCAACTGCTGACTATGAAGGTGCTGTGTCTGTTGAAAACAACACTGGCACTGAATGTGTGTATTGGGTTGCAGGTGTCCTGGCAGGATGTGCAATCAACAAATCCTTGACCAATAAGCTGTACAACGGTGAATACACCATTGACACTGTTTACACACAGTCACAGCTTGAAGCGGCTATTCAGGCAGGAAAATTCATCTTCCACAAGGTCGGTGACAATGTTCGTGTTCTCAAGGACATTAACACACTGGTTACTACCACAGCGGATAAGGGTGACATTTTC